CACCGGGTTCAAGCGCAAGGAGCCGAAGCCGTTCGCGCTCGCCGACCGCAAGACGACATTGCGCCGTCGAGCGAAGAAGCCGACGGTCGCCGAGGGCTCAAAGTATCTGGCGGCCTGTCGCGACGAGCGCTGCTACCTGAGCGTTATCTGCGGCGGTGACGCGTCGCCCGACATCGTTGTTCCGTGCCACAGCAACCAGAGCAAGCACGGCAAGGGAGGCGCGAAGAAAGCGGCGCATCAGTACACGGTGCCGGGGTGCTATTGGTGCCACGCGTGGCTCGATCAGGGTCCGGCGCCGCGCGAAGAAAAGTTCTCAGTTTGGGACCTCGCGTATGAGCACTGGGAGCCCGTACGAACGCGCAAGATGGAACTCAAAACATCATAAGAAACAATTGTTTAGCTAATAAATCTAATGTAAAATATAGGCATCCTAATGAGTGATCCAGTATGAGGCGCGGCGACTACAGAGACCCTGCGATTATCGTGGAAGAACGTGAAGCGAGAACGTGTCGCGGCTGTCGCCACTTCGTCGAGCAGCGGGTCTTCGACGTCAGTTACATGGCGTGCAAGAAGGACCCGTCAAAGCACTGGCGGGATGATTGGCAATCGAAGCGCTGCGCGCGATACGAAACGGGGGATGAATGAACTTTGAGACTTTCGGCGAGCGGCTGGACAATTGGGCGCGCGTGGTGCGCCTTCCGAAGTTTCAGTCAGGCGTATGCGCGCAGTGGGCGCGATGGTACGTCGCGATCCGCGATTCGGAAGCGAAGTATGACGGCGCGCCGCTCGGCCTCACTAAAGACGAGCTCGACGCTTGGCTAGTAGAGCGCGCGTGGGCATCGATGCAGCACCCGGTGCACAAGTTCATCCTCAAGTATCACTACATCTGGAACATGAGCGACGTTCAGGTCGTCACGCGGATGCGCAAGGCGCACGGAGTCAACTTGCGAGGCCGGCCGTGGGATCTGATCATCGCAGAGGCTGAGGCTTCTCTGAAAAAACAGCTTGTAAACCCTGAAAATATCGCTAAAATGCTATTCAGATTACCGATTCCGCTTCGGCGTGAGCTTACTGATCCCCATAGGGAGGGATCGGTGCCTCAAGATAAAGCCGAGTTGGTTCTGAGTTGAACCTGAGAGAAGCCCGCCACTGAGCGGGCTTTTTTGCGTTCTGATTCGCGCTCATTGCTCAGGGCAGGCACCTGGCAACACATACGGGGCAGTGAGCGCGGATGAGAGCGCAACCCCTTCCGCTCGCCCAGCGAATCCATTCACGGAAGACGCGGCCAGCTCTCGCCACATTGGAGTCACCATGTCAGACGCCGCACCGAGCAACATCGAGCCTCTCCAAAGCTCCGCAGCAGAAGCGCACGGCATCGTCGACCGGCTCGAATCCTTCATCGGCAACTTCAAATTCCTTTCGGCAGAAGCCCGCGCGCACCTCGGCAGCGAATTCGATCGGCTGCGCACGCATCTGCCGAAGCTCTGAACACGTCCTCGTGTCTCCTCGCTCGTCAAGAGCTTCGCGCCCCGGCTCATCCCCGGGGCGTTTCTTTTTATGCAGCGAGCCACGCCGGAAGGTTGAGATTCGACCAGCCGCCAAGCGGGTCTATCGGGCGAAGAGGCCTCAGCGGGTTAAGCGGACGAAGCGGTCTGAGCGGTGTCAGTGGGCGCAAAGGACGAAGCGGCTGCAGTGGGCGCAGTCCGCTTGACGGGGAGCCGAGAGCCGGCATCCAAAACGCCGCTTTACCGGTTGTGTCCTGAAGCGTCCCGTCATCAACTTTTCCTAGGAAGTTGAGTGTTTTGGAACTGAAGGCGTAGCCGTTTTGCATGAATCCGACCCAGTTGATCTCCGTGTCGAAAATGTGGCCGGACTCATGATCCACCCAGAGGGTGAGATTGCAGTCCTTGTCGAATGCTGGTGTCAACGTGTTTTCCTCGTATAAGGTTGCTCTCGGTCTTACGCCGAGCGCAACAATCTTAGAACAAAATCCTGTGGGTTAAATCATGGCGCAGCAAAAGAAGGCCGCGCCGGACTGGGAGCGCATCGAAGCTGACTACCGGGCCGGCCTGTTGTCGGTTCGGGAATTAGCCGCCGCTCACAGCATCTCGCACACGTACATCAATACGCGGGCGAAGAAATTCGGATGGGTCCGAGACCTGTCCAAACGTATACAGGACAAGGCGGAAGCGCTTGTTTCCACTGCGACTGTTTCCAGCGATGTTTCCACGGAAACAGCCTTGTCCGACAGGGTGATCGTCGAGGCGAACGCCAAGGTGATTGCCGACATTCGGCTGGCGCACCGAAAGGATATTTCCCGCGCGCGCAAGGTGGCGATGTCGCTGCTCGGCGAGTTGGAGATCGCGACCGACAACATCGAACTGTTCGAGGAACTCGGAAGCTTCCTCCGCAGCGACGATGACAAGGGGCAGGACAAGCGCAACGATGTGTATCAACGCGTTATATCCAGCGTCGGCCGGATCGACAGCATGAAAAAGCTGAGCGATACGCTGAAGACGCTCGTCGGGCTTGAGCGCGAGGCATACGGGGTTGGCAGTGAGCCGCCCGGTGGAAACAGCGATCCCAAGCAGTTCACTGCAGTTGACCCTATCGAGGCAGCCAAGCAATACGCGCTTCTGATGAATTCTTGATATGCCAATTCCGTTTCCGTTCGACTTCCGCAACCCTGACTATGTGCAGGTGTTCGAGTGGCGGGCGGAGCGGTTGCAGCGCATTCGTGCGAATCCCGGCGCGCTGCCTGCGCTGAAGACGTTTTACAAGGACAACCCCGCCCAGTTCATCATCGACTGGGGCATGACGTTCGATCCTCGTAACGTCGAGCGCGGCCTGCCGGCGAGCATCCCGTTTCTTCTCTTTCCAAAACAGGAAGAATGGATCCTCTGGTTCATCGAGCGGTGGCGCAGCCAAGAGCCAGGCATCACCGAGAAGACCCGCGACATGGGAATGTCGTGGCTCACGATCGCGCTTGCTGATTCTGTCTGCCTTTTCAATCGTGGCGTGGTCGCCGGGTTCGGCTCGCGCAAAGAGGAATACGTCGACAAGATCGGTGCGCCGAAGTCGCTGTTCTGGAAAGCGCGGATGTTCCTTCAGATGCTTCCGCCGGAGTTTCGCGGAAGCTGGGACATCAACAAGCATGCGCCGCACATGCGGATCATGTTTCCGGACACGGATTCGACGATCACGGGTGAGTCTGGCGACGGCATCGGCCGCGGCGACCGCTCCAGTTTCTACATCGTTGATGAATCGGCGTTCCTCGAGCGACCGATGCTCGTCGATGCGTCGCTTTCTCAGACGACCAACTGCCGACAGGACATCTCGACGCCTAATGGCATGGGCAACCCGTTCGCGCAGAAGCGCTTCAGCGGGAAGATGAAGGTGTTCACGTTCCACTGGCGCGATGACCCGCGCAAGGATGAGGCGTGGTACCAAAAGCAGGTCAACGAGCTCGACGCTGTAACGGTCGCGCAGGAAATCGACATCAACTACTCGGCATCTGTCGAGGGCGTCGTGATCCCGTCTGCCTGGGTGCAGGCGTCGATCGACGCGCATGTGAAGCTGGGCATCGAGCCGACTGGTGCGCTGCGCGGTGGATTGGACGTCGCTGACGAGGGCGTCGACAAGAACGCCTTCGCGGGCCGGCACGGAGTGCTGCTCCAGCATCTGCAGTCGTGGTCTGGCAAAGGCGGCGACATCTACCAGACGGTCGTCAGGACGTTCTCAATCTGCGACGAGCACGGCTACGAGGTGTTCGACTACGACGCTGATGGCCTCGGCGCGGGTGTGCGCGGCGACTCGCGCGAGATCAACGAGAAGCGGCGAGAGGCCGGGCACCGCATGGTGCGCGTCGAGCCTTTCCGCGGATCAGGAGCGGCCCACGACCCCGAAGGAGAGATGGTCCCGAAGCGAAAGAACAAGGATTTCTTCCTGAATGCTAAGGCGCAGTCGTGGTGGTCGCTTCGCATGCGTTTCCAAGAAACCTATCGCGCTGTGGTTGACGGCATGGCCTACGACCCTGACGCAATCATCTCGATCCGCTCGGACCTGCCTGAGTTGTCGATCCTCACTATGGAGCTCTCGCAGCCGACCTACACCATCAACGCTGTGGGCAAGGTGGCGATTGACAAGAAGCCTGACGGCACGAAGTCGCCGAACTTAGCGGACGCGGTGATGATCTGCTATCAGCCTGCGGCTCGCTCGCTCGACATCTGGTCACGCCTAGCCGGTTAATTTTCACTCAAGCCTTGCGGGGCGGAAAGCAAGGATTCTCTACACATGACACGCAAACGAGGGAATTCTGTAGCCCGCGCCGCGAAGGCGACGAGCAACAAGCGATGGGTGGCAGGCGACAGCTTCCAGAACTTCGAAGCGCGCGTCGGCGTCGGCACAAAGAACCAGACGTCCGGCTCTGGATACGGCTTCGACTTCATCAGCCGCAACCGCATCCAACTCGAGGCGATGTATCGCTCGTCGTGGGTCGTGGGCGCTGTGACCGACGTTGTCGCCGACGACATGACGCGCGCGGGCATCGAGATCGAGTCGGACCTCGCGCCCGACAAGATGGACAAGATCCACGCCGCGTTCGAACGCATGGCGATCTGGGATCGGATCAACGACACCATCAAGTGGTCGCGTCTGTACGGCGGCGCCCTGGCGGTGATGATGATCGACGGACAGCGGCCGGAAACGCCGCTGAATCTGAACGGCATCGGGCCGGATCAGTTCAAGGGCCTTTTCGTGCTCGACCGGTGGCTCGTGCAGCCGTCGCTCAACGATCTGGTGACGGACTACGGCCCCGACATGGGCCAGCCGAAGTTCTACGACGTGGTCGCCGATTCGATGGCGCTTCCGCGTCAGCGCATCCATTACAGCCGGGTGCTGCGCCTCGACGGCGTCGAGTTGCCGTACTGGCAGAAGATCGCCGAGAACCTGTGGGGCCAGTCGGTCATCGAGCGGCTGTTCGATCGCCTGATCGCGTTCGACAGCACGACGGCCGGCGCCGCGCAGCTCGTCTACAAGGCGCATCTGCGCACGCTGGCGGTTGACGGCCTGCGCGACGTGATCGGCATGGGCGGCCCGGCACTCGAGGCGCTGCTGAAGAACGTCGACATGATCCGGCGCTTCCAGTCGAACGAGGGCATCACCCTCATCGACGCGAAGGACACGTTCGAGACGCACCAGTATTCGTTCTCGGGCCTCGACAACGTGCTGCTGCAGTTCGGGCAGCAACTTTCGGGCGCGACTGGCATTCCGCTAGTTCGCCTGTTCGGCCAATCGCCTGCCGGCCTGAATTCGACGGGCGACTCGGACATCCGTCTTTACTACGACAGCACCAAGCAGCAGCAGGAGCGCAAGCTGCGCAACCCGCTGACGCGCTTGCTTGAGGTCGTGTGTCGGTCCGAAATCGGCGAGGCGCCGCCGGAAGGCTTCCAGTTCGGGTTCAACCCGCTCTGGCAGATGTCCGATACCGAGAAGGCTGACGTCGCGCAGAAGACGACAACGACGGTCGCAATGGCGTTTGACGACGGCCTCATCAGCCAGCAGACAGCGCTGAAGGAACTGCGGCAGTCCAGCCACATCACTGGCGTCTGGTCGAACATCACCGACGAGATGATCAACGACGCCGACGATGAATTGCCAGACCTGACCGAACTGACGGCGCCCGATGATCCGAACGCACGACAAGAAGCGGGACCGGAACAAGAATCCGGTCCGGGCGCGCAAAGCTGAGATTCAGTACGCCACCCAGTTGCGCAAGGTCGCGCACCAGGTGGGCGTGCTGATCAACGGCTTTCCGCCGGGCGATCCGGCGGTCGTTCCGACAATGACCGACGTGCTGCGCAGGTATGCCGAGGCGCTCACACCGTGGGCTGAAGCGACGGCCACGCGCATGCTCGCCGACGTCAACCGCCGGGACGAGCAGGCGTGGATGGAGCAGGCTCGCGAGCTATCGCGAGGGTTAGCCGCCGAGATCCGCACTGCTCCGACGGGCGAACTGATGCGCGCGCTGCTCGCCGATCAGGTGACGCTCATTAAGAGCCTGCCGCTCGACGCCGCGCAGCGTGTGCATGACCTGACGATCGCCGGGCTCGAAAACAGCACGCGCGCGAAAGAGATCGAGAAGGAAATTGCTCGGTCCGGTCAGGTGTCGGCGAACCGCGCCAAGCTCATCGCACGCACGGAGGTTGCTCGGACAGCGTCGGTGCTCACGCAGGCGCGCGCCGAGCACATCGGCAGCGAAGGCTACATCTGGCGCACCTCAAACGACTCCGACGTGCGGCACTCG